ACCAGGTCTAGAACGCGGTTGCAAAACGCGTGGGTCACTCTCAGCAACATTCTCACTCTTCTTGGCTTTCATCATCGCAATCAACGCTGGCAACGCTACGATAAGCACAGCCAACAACTTGTTCTCTTTCGCAAAAGAACACACTCCTCCTAAGAACCCTTGCACACAACTTTTAACGGTCGTATACACGGTCCTCACGATCTCAGGCAACTTCTCGTACATGTCATCACACACAGTCTTACACATCCTCAAAGTTGCACTCACCTTAGACTTAAAGCCATCTTTCTCTCGCAAGAAAGCAATCAACAGCAACCTAAACACATCGTCATCCATGAACAAGGGCTTGTAGTCAACTAGATTAAACCTATAAGGATCGCCGTCCATCTCCGCCTTCTCATACGCAGCATAGACGACATATCTATTATAGGTTTGATCATCGGGGTCAATGGGATTTCTCTTCAACGCCATCACCCAATCCAGGAACTCGCCCAAGCTATGCTTGGGGGCTACCACTGGATCGGATCCTGTCTGGGCGTACACTCTCATGATGTCCTCATTGCCGATTTGGGCTACACCTTTCTCAGCACACAGCTGTTCGGCGTACTTATCAAGCCAACCGTCCAACGCGTTACCGTCCTGCATGCGGCTCTTCAAGTCGTCTTCCAACGCCTTGATGAACTCTTCCCACTCGCACACTACACCTGTCTCGGCATTTCTACTAAGGCGGGCTCTAGCGTCGAATTTCTTGAACGTGTAAATGCTGGGGTTGATCTCCGCTCCGGGCTTTACTGCTCTCGCTTTCGGGATGTCCAATCTGGTCCTCTTCCTTCCGTCCGGTCCAATCTCCTCAATCTTGAACTCATCTTTCAACTCTATGATCCATGATTGGGTAAATCGGTTCCAGACAGCATCGTCGTACGTCAATGATTCAACTTTAAGAAAGCGGTTGTTCGTACTGCACATCACAACACCAGAGGTAAATCTGGCGGAACTCTTCTCACTGATGTCTGCCATATGCAATGGAAACGGAAATGGGCCTATAGAGCGTATAATCTCCATAAACTCCAAATTCGGGTTTCCTACTGCATCCTTCTGCTGTCCAAAGTCATCAAACACGCACACGAACTGACCGTTGTATGCATCCCAAAACTCCTGGGACGTGTTCCTCATGTAGATCTGGTTCTTCAAGTCCTTAATACCTGCTACCGCGCATAAATGCGTAGCAATCAGGTACTGCAATCTCGACTTACCAATCTGTGACTCACCTACTAACCACAATCCCAACGGGGTCGTGCGCACACTCTTAACTTCTGGAAAGTTCGTCTCCACGTGTGTCTTCAACTTCGAGGCCATAACCAAACATCGCTGCATGGCTGACCTGTACTCGGGCGTCAAGGCTGCTTGATATTTCAACATCAATTTGTGACCAATCTGGTACAAACTGGTGATCAAAAATCTACCGTCTCTCGTCTTCATCATCTCGTCACACGCACTCTTGTAAGAGTATGTTTCCACACTCTCCATCCACTTTCCTATCTCAGGAATGGCACTCGTCAACAAGTCACGATCATATCCCAGGACTTCCACCTGGAATTTGCTCCACAAGGGGTTCACTATCGTTTGGATATATTTGGTAATATCTCCAAGCGCAGAACACGCTCTAGGGAATGTAGAAATCTTTCTCATCCATGAT